GTAGTCGGTGTTCGAGATCGCTGCGAGCACGGTGGCGTCGTAGAAGTTCTCGATCAGTTTGCCCGACCAAATTTCGGGGATGAAGTTGCCGCTGTAATTCGGACGGCCGGGAGAGACGGGATAAGACATGATGTAATTCCTCTAATCAGGCATTGACTTGGATGCGACCTTCGCGCTGGGCGGCGAAGATGTCGCGTTCTACGCGGTCGCGCTCCTGTTCCCGACCCTTGTATTTACCCGAGCGGACATCGTTGAAGAATTTCTCGATGTCCTGCGGGCTGTATACCTTGGCCTTGTTGCCGGAGGCCGGTGCACCCGCGCCGCGTGAGCGACCCGGAGTAACCTGCTTCTCCAACTCGGAACTGGCAGCGCGACCAGTGGATTGAGCAACGTTGGCTTGTCCAGTGATCTCAAGCCACGTGCGGAAGAAATTGGTGACACGGCGCGAATCGAGATTGCGCTGCGCATCATCAAGGTAGGTTTGACGGGTGATGCCGGTCAGCGGATCAGCCTCCAGAAGCCATGCCTGAAATGCCTCGTTTCCGTTGATGTCGCGGAAATTCGGCACGGCGGTGGCGAGGTCGGCCCAGAACTGCTGTTCGGCGCTCATCTGTTGCCGGTGCGCAATGTTTTGCATCTGCGGCACCACGTTGGCCTGCATCTGCCGCAGCATCTGTTCGATAGCACCAAGGCGCTGCGCCACGGGGATCAACTCCTCGCGGGAGACCTTGCGCATCACGTCCAGAGACTCGCCGTACTCCTCAACGTCCTTGTCCGACACCAGCTTTTCAGCCGGGGTGGACGCAGGCGCTGCGGCGGCGGACTGCTGCGCGGAAAGCGAAGCCAGCAACTGTTCCATCTGCTGCACACGCTGGGTCATCTCGCGGTTCTGCTGGTGCAGTCGCGGGACTTCGGCGTTGTACATACCTTGCAGGGTCTTGTATTTCTGCAAGACCGTGTCTTCCGGCACGTTGTCATCACCCGGCTTATGCTCACTCGCGGGTGACGGAGCAGCACCATTCGGCGCAGTGTTCTCGTCGGCGGACGGGTTGCCTTGGTTCTCAGCGGGCGCGGCGGTGCCATCGGCAGGGGCGCTGCTGCCCTCGCCTGTGTTGTCGTCGGCGCTGAGTTGCTTGTACAACTCCTGAACTGCCTCGGTCTGCTTGCGAATTTGCTCTGGAAGTGCCATGTTGAACGCTCCTTGATCGGTGTGCGTGATTAGACGGCGAGTTACGTCATAACTTTGCCGCTATAGCAGGGGCAGTTCTGGCGAACTCAACGAGTTCAGTCAGCATCTGGCAGCGCCCCTGAAAAACTGCCGGATTCTCTACTGCATAGGGCAGCCGCTTCATTTCATGCAGGAGCACGCCCTCCATCCAGTCCAGAACTTCTGGATGCTGGCGGACAGCCATCGCAAGTCCTTTGATGACTTGCGGCTCCGGCTTGATCATGCTGCGGCCCTCCCGACTGTGTTGGCTTCTTGCCCGCCTTTGGGCGACCCGTCAGGCAACGTCGGCGTACCGGCAGGGGCTTGAGTCTGTTGCTGCTGTGCAGCAGCGGCCATCGCCCGCGCCTGAATACGGTCTTGGTAGCCGGACTTGTCCCGAGACGGCACAACGTCCTCCACAGGCATCTGCAACCCTTTGGCCACTTCCCGCAGGATCGTGGCGCGTCCATCCTTGCCCATGATCTCCATGTCCACGGGGTTGGCGGTTGCATTGAGGAATTCGATTCGGCGGATGTTCACGGTCTCCTTGACCGCGAGGTTGATTGCGCCCTTGGCCACGACTTCCACGTCGCCCTTGATGGACTCGTCCTCGTCGTAGCGCATGTTGTAGACAAACTGGCGCAGCACGATGGGTTTGACCACATCGGTGTCGATGTGCATCACCACCTGCCGGATACCCTTGCCCGCCGCGCCCATCAGCATCGACAGGCCCGAGGACGTGCGGCCCGCGCCCTGCACGTTCAGGTCGCCGTACACATAGGCCGGAATGCCCGAGTGGTCATCGGCCAAGCGGCTGAATTTCTCGTAGACCGCCATCAGTTCGGTCGCGCGCGAGTCAGGTTGTGTGAAACGAATGGCAGGGGCGCTCGACCCCACCGGGTCGTTGATCGTCTGCCAGATCTTCCAAGGCGAGAGCGTCGTGATGTCCTCGTTGGGGGGCAGCCGCTCGACGTTGACCTCAACCTGCGGGCCAGACGAAATCCCCATATTGTTGACCAACGCACGGGCAGCGGCGTTGCACACGCCCTGCAAATCTTCGATGATCTCGGGGATGCCCTTGCCCCAAAAGGCACCCGGGCATTTGATGAACGCGGTCTTTGCGTAGGGCTTCTCGCCCAGCGGGTCGTAATTGAGCGTAGCCTTGATCACGTAGTTGCCCACCAACCAGACATTCGCGTCGTACTCGCGGGCCGGATCAGGTACGTCCTCGTCGGACAGCCCCCACTCAATCAACATCTTGCCACTGACCTTGCCCCAGAATTCGAGCGCATCGAATTCGGTCGTCGGGCGCATGTAAGCGTAGTACTTGCGCTCCTCTTCGTCCTTCTGGAGTTCCACGTCTTCGTTGATCCACGAGGTGCCGTTGCCCTCTTCGAGCACTTGGCGGATCGCATCCTCGTCGTAGCCGGGCACCCCGATCAGGTCGGACAACTCCATGCGGGTCATCCGGTGAAGCTCGAACAGGTAGCCGTCGTTGATGTTGCTGATCCCCGGCTCGGGGTAGATGCGGAACGGGTCGACCCGCTCGTACTCGGGAGCCAAGCGCTCGGTGGGCTCGACCACGGTGCGCCCGGTCGCGTCCGTCTTCCAGCCAAGTGCGCGCTGGCGGCGCACGACCGGCCCCTTGACGAAGGCGGCGGGGAAGGTGACGAGGTCGGTGATGAAGTCGTTGAACGAATCCGCCCAGCCGCCTTGGGCGAACTGGTCTTGGATCTTGACCTTCATCTTGTCGGCCCGAAGCTGAGCCTCGCGCAGCATCGAGAAACGATAGTCTTGACTGACCATCTCGCGGATTTCGCGCATCTCCTCGACGTTGGGAGCCTTGCCGTACTCCTCGACAAGCTTGAGCACGCGCTCGGCGAACATACCCTGCACTTCCTTATCCTGCGCGGGCGACAGATCCGGGATCGGTGTCGCATGCAGATCCCACGGCGGCGAGCCGTTGTCGAGCAAAATGTCCCGCAGCCATGATTCGGCAGCACGGCACTTGACCTCGGTGATCATCATGTAAATTTCCGAGCCGCCTTGCGCACGAATCTGTTGCAGCTTGTCTGCCTCGTACTCGCCGTTGCGCTGGCGCAGTGCCTGCAACATCGTGTACTCAATGGGACGCTTAGCAAGCAACGCTACATCCCAACACTGCCGCAAATATCCTGCTAGGCCCAGAATCACCGGCTGATTCTGCCGCTCTTGCACCGCACGGGCAGTCGCTTCCTGCTCTTGCTTTGCAAGCTCAGTGTTGCTCACCACTCGCAGGAAGGTCAGTCCGGCCATGATTACTTCTTCGCGGGCTGATCGAGTTTTAGACGCCGCTCGGCGGCTTTGCGCTGTGCGGGCGGCAGCGCCGACAGACCGTCAATATCCAGCGGAGGATTGCCCATCGCCGGAGTGTAGACGCCGCCCGAATCTTCCTTCGGTGCCGAGGCGCGCTGTGCAGGCTTGGTCACCATGCCGCCTTTCTCATACGACGGGATCGCGGGGCCACCTATCTTCGCGTTGGTCGATGTGATGGTGAAGGGTTTTCCTTGTCCGCACTGCATACTTGCTCCTCACCCCATGACGGGGTTCTGACAACAAGTATACGGTATGTCAAGAAAAAAGAAATCCCCCGGAACTTGCGTTCGCGGGGGAGAACCCTCGGAGACAGGGAGGGGAGGTGACAACTGCGTGAGCAGCCCCCGCAGAATATCACGTCCAACCGATGGCCGGGGCTCGCTTAATCTCTCGCCGCTGCGCCAACGCCACGCCCTCGCCCGCATTACCGATGTGTAACATTAGGTACTGGAGCGCTTCGGCCACGTGCGAAGCTTTGTTCTTGTCGATCTCGCCGTCGCCCCGGGGCTTGTAGCGGTAGCCTCCCATCATTGCGGACTTCAGGTGCGTGCAGCGCGGATCGACCAAAAACGCCGGGTCACCGTCGACTTGCCGCATCAGGTAGTCGTCGACCGCATTGAGCCGCGCCGAGATGTTGTTGGTCTTGGCTGCCGGAATCACCTTGAGCCCCTCGGCCTTGATGATATCGATGGCACTTCGCTCGTCGGTCTGCGCGCGCTGCACGCCCGCCGGGTCGACCACCACCAGCACCGGTGCCCCGGGGAAGCGCTCGACCAGCAGGGGCTTGAGCTTGGTGCGGATGAACCGCTGGATGCCCATGTCAAAGCTGACCGCCTCGTCAAGTATCAGTGCCCGCCCGCGCGGATCCTGCTGTCCCAGAACGGCAGCGGGAGTAAGTCCCAAGTCCATGCCGACCACCACAGGTCGAATGCCATTGAGGATTGCACGTAGGCGATCCTTTGCCATGTGGTAATCAGGTCGAAAGTATTTGTAGACCGGCATGCCTGCGGACGATAGTCCGTATTCGCCGTCGATGTAGACCCGAATGTACTCGTCCGAGCGGCCTTGCGTGTCGTAGTAGCCATCGGGCAGATTCTCCACGTTCTCGGCATAGGCGCTGCGCCCCGAGGGCTGCTTGAACACCGCCCAGCCATTGTTGTTGGGCGACACCCCGTCCTTGGGGTCGAGCCCCTCCATCTGGTAGTACCACCACGTGTCCATCGTCGGTGGGTTGGTGTCGCCCCACATACCGTGCCACGTCGGGCCGCCGTCCTTGGCCGACGGATACCGGCCAATACGTTTGGACATGGCATCCATAATATCGGGGTGGATGTCGCGGCACTCGTTGAACCACGCAAAGGACAGTTCCAGCGAGTTCAGGTTGGCCACGTCGTCGGCATCATCGAGCGCGCGGAACATAATCTCGCACTCCACGTCGCCCACCTTGAAGAAGTACGTCTTGGTCGTGCGCATGAACTCGCCGCACTGCCCGGGCGGAAACCAGTCCAGAAACGTCTTGATGGTCGTGTCCTGCAACTGGCGCGCGGTCTCGCGCACGATAGCCGCCCGGGTCTTCCTGATGCCTTGGGCGTTGGGCTTTTGCATCGAGGCGCGGCGCACGATCTCGAAGCTGGAGGTGACCGACTTGCCCGAGCCTACCGGCCCCATCAGCACACGCATCTTGGCGTCGGACGCCATGAACTGCGCCCCGCTGGGCGGCGGCGTGTAGTCGATCTCAAGCGGCATGCGCTGCCCCGGGGGCGACCAGCATGATCACGAACTCGCGCCCGTGCTTCTTGCTGCGAGTGATCTTGGTCTGGTAGGAGCGCTCAAGACGCGCCAGCGCGTTCTCGACCATGATGGCCTCGCTGGCGCTGCGCAGCTTCAGGGCTTTGAAGCCCTCGTAGGTCTGAGTGAACAGGTCTTCAATGTTCGATGGCAATTGCATCTTGGGCTTCGCTTGTGTCGATGGTTTCGGCTTCGATGGTGCGCGGCTGGCCACCGGGGCCACCAAGGTTGATCGTGATCTTCACGCCGCCCCCGGCCCCCTCGCTGGCCACATCCCCTTTGGGCTCCAGCCCGGCCCACTTGACCGTGCTTTTGATCAGGTCGGCCTTGACGGCGGGGGAGACTGCCGGATCGTGGATCAGCAGCCATGAAGTGGTCAGCAACTCCTCGGCCTGCGCACGGGCCTTGAGCTTGAACGTGAGCCCCTTGTCGCGCACCTCGGCGCGATAGTGCTCGACCTTCTTCAAGAACAGCGGATCGGCGTTGAACGCGAGGACGTTGGAGGCCGTGATGTTGTGCCGCCCCATGATCTCTTGCAACGTCTCGCCACTGCCTTCAAGGGTCAGGGCCACGTCGAATGCAAGGCGGTCGTTCCACTTGGTGTGGTTGAGAGGGAGGTTGTCCATGCTCGCAATATATCACGTGGGATTACTTGGGTGTCAAGGAGATGGGGAGATCAAGCGAGCTTTGCCGGTTTAGCCTATGGAGCTAACTTTACACGTTGGATTTTTGGGCTGTGCTATGAGGGGGATACATATCAGGGGCGGGGGGTCGTTTGCGCCAATCCATGTACCCCCCCCATGCGGCCCATTGCGTCACCCTATGGTACGACCCAAAACAATAACCCTACTAATATTGTGGGCATATTTTTCCCTGCTACTTGACATATTTGTCACGTTTGGTAGTCTGGATTTGTCGA